CGCCTGCGGGAGGCGGTGGAACTGGCCCTTTCCCGGGCGGATATGGTCATCACCACCGGGGGACTGGGGCCCACCTACGACGACCTGACCAAGGAGACCATCGCCGGGACCCTGGGCCGCAAACTGCTCCCCCATGAGGAGAGCCAGCGGTGGGTGGAGGAATACTTCCGGCGGGTCGGCCGGACCCCCTGTCCCAATAACCAGAAGCAGGCCATGATGCCGGAGGGAGCGGTGGTGTTCCAGAACCACAACGGCACCGCCCCCGGCTGCGCAATTGAGCAGGACGGCAAAATCGCGATTATGCTCCCTGGCCCGCCCAGTGAAATGAAGCCGATGTTTGACAACTGTGCCGCGCCTTATTTAATGAAACTCAGCGGTGAGACGCTGGTTTCCCATACGCTGCATTTCTACGGCATTGGCGAGTCGGCGCTCGAAGACAGGCTCCGCGCGCTGATGGAAGAAAGCAAAAACCCCACCGTCGCCCCCTACGCCAAAACCGGCGAGGTGCAGCTGCGGGTGACCGCGAAAGCGGCGGCGAAAGAAGCGGAAACGCTGGGGCAGAAAATATACAAGATCGCAAGCCATATACCGATCGTGGGAAAACTGGCAGAAGGTTTTGTAAAGGCAAAGCAGAAGATCGCGGAAACGGTAAAAGAAAGTGCAGCAGTGCAAAAGATCGGATCAGCGGTCGAGGGCGCAAAAAAGAAGGTTGAGGACTTCAAAAACGCCCATCCGCACGTCAAAAAAGTTGCTGATGCTTTCCACAACATGAAAGAAAAAGCGGACGAATTAAAAAACAAGCTGCCTTCCTTAAAGCAATCACTGACAGCGGTGGGAAACGCGGCAGCAGGCGCGGCAAAAGGCGGCTTCAAGGCGTTGGAAGTCACGATCGGTGGCACAATGAAAGCATTTGCGGCTTTTTCAACGGCAGCACTGACAGCAGGCGCGGCGATCGCAAAGAACGCAGTGGAACAATACGCCGATTATGAACAGCTTGTGGGCGGCGTAGAGACGCTTTTCGGGGCTGGCGGGCAATCATTAGAGGAATACGCCAAAAGCGTCGGGAAATCGACAGCAGACGCAAAAAAAGACTATGACAGTCTGATGAAGGCGCAGGACACAGTTTTAAAAAATGCCGACAACGCATATAAAACCGCCGGACTGTCTGCAAATGAATATATGGAAACCGTAACGGGATTTTCTGCCGCGCTTATTAAGAGCATGGGCGGGGACACCGAAGCGGCGGCAAAGAAAGCAGATATGGCGATCACAGACATGGCAGACAATGCCAACAAAATGGGATCGGACATATCATCAATACAAACCGCATATCAAGGCTTCGCAAAACAGAATTATACAATGCTGGACAACTTAAAGCTGGGATACGGCGGTACAAAAGAGGAAATGCAGCGGCTTTAGGAAGACGCGACAAAGCTATCCGGCATTGAGTACGATATATCTTCATACGCGGACATTGTAGACGCGATCCACGTCGTACAGACCGAAATGGGGATCACGGGGACAACCGCAAAGGAAGCAAGCGAAACCATATCGGGATCAATCAGCGCGGCGAAGTCGGCATACCAAAATCTTATGACGGGGCTGGCTGACGAAAACGCCGATCTGGACGGGCTGATCGACAACATGGCAGAAAGCGTTTTAACAGTAGTAGACAACGTGCTTCCGCGTGTCATGGAAACCGTGCCACGGATCGTCGAGACAGTCCCGAAGCTGATAGAGGGACTAAGCGCGGCATTTGCAGGAATAGCCGGACAGTTAGGCGGGCTTGCGGATCAGCTTTTGCCGCCGCTCATGCAGGCATTTTTTACACTGGTACGGACAGTAACAGGCGCATTGCCTACACTGTTACCGCAGATATTAAACGCAGCAATAACACTTTTTAGCGGGATTTTACAGGGGCTAACGGAAACCATACCACAGCTTCTTGCAATGCTTCCCACTATCATTCAGACAATATCACAGGCACTTATAACAAATCTGCCGCAGATCATTTCAATGGGCGTACAAATCCTTGTAAGTCTCATTAACGGCATTTCACAGACGATACCCCAACTTATAACCGCAATTATAGAACTGATCCCCGTTATTGTGCAGGCGATCATGGATAATTTACCGCTAATCATAGACGCGGGGCTGAATCTTTTACTTTCCCTTATATCGGGAATAGTACAGGCGATCCCGCAGCTTATAGCAATGTTGCCGACAATCATAAATACGATTGTTTCGCAGATCGTTTCCATGCTGCCAAAGATCATAGAAACGGGCATACAGCTTTTAAATTCGCTCATATCGGGAATTGTGCAGGCAATCCCGCAACTGATCGCAATGCTGCCACAGGTCATTACTTCGACAGTGAACACGATTATTGCAAATCTGCCAAAGATCATACAGACAGGTATTGAACTTCTGGGCGCGCTCATATCGGGAATTATTCGGGCGATCCCGTCACTGGTCGCAGCATTGCCACAGGTATTTTCCGCGATCATCAATGCCTTTAAAGGGATCAACTGGGCGGATTTAGGAAAGAACATCATAGACGGCGTTATAAACGGCGTAAAGAACGCCGCCAGCAGTCTGATAAATGTATTTAAGGATTTAGCGGAGTCGGCACTGGACGCGGTAAAAGACTTTTTCGGGATTGCCAGCCCGTCAAAGGTCATGCGGGATCAAGTCGGAAAAATGCTTCCGGCAGGCATGGCGCAGGGCGTGGAAGACGGCATGGACGCAGAGGAAAAGAGGATCAAGGCAGCAATGGCGCGCGGAGTGCCTACGACGATCGACGGGTACATAAAGGCGGGCGGCAGTGGTACGACGGGAAGCGCGCAGACGGCAGCAGGGGGCGGCGGTTTTGTGCAAAATCTGACGATCAACAGCCCGCGCGAATTATCGCCTTCAGAAACGGCGCGGATGAACAGAAACGCAATGCGGCAGACCGTACTAAAACTGAAGCCGACGTAAGGGGGTGGAGAAAATAAAAGTTATAAAATGCGAGAATGACAACGGGCTTTCTGCCGTATTTACCTACGATCACGACGTAACGGAGTTTTTTCTTGTATCGCTTGACGGCGTATACAGAATGAAAAACGCAGTACATACATCACAGAACGCCACGACGGACGGCAGCAGCTACGGCGGGGAGACGCTGGAACAAAGAAATATTGTTATTACGGCGAATATCCGCAGGAATTACAGGGAAAACAGAGATCATTTATCGCGCGTATTCAAAAAAGGCGCAGAAGGCACGTTTTACCACACCGAGGACGGGCAGACACGGAAAATAAAGTACCGCGTGGAAGATATTGATATAGCGGAAAAGGGCGTTTTGCGCCCTGCCGTTATATCGCTGATTTGTCCCGATCCCTACTTTAAGGACGACACAGCGACGCACATTGAAATGGCAAGCTGGGAAAGCGGTTTTGAATTTCCGTGCGAGATACAGGAAAGCGGCATGGAATTTGGTACGCGGTCAAAAGAGACAATCAAGGTCGTGGACAATAACAGCACAACGGCAATCGGTATTCAAATGACGATCATTGCGGAAGACGTTGTTATAAACCCGTCAATTATGAACGTGACGACGGGGGAAACGCTGAAATTACTTTGCACTATGCAGCCGGACGATCAGATCGTCATAACAACAGAGCAGGGCAATATAGACGTTATTCTTTTCCGCGGCGGGGAGAAGATAGACTACAACTACACCGTGGACGAGGAAAACGAAGGTTATGTCCAGCTAGAGACAGGCAGGAACTATATAAACTATACGGCAGACGAAGGCGGCGACTACATGAATGTAAATTTTGACTTTGAAAACTGCTATGTAATGCCGTAGAGGGGGGAGAGCATGACACAGACAGCGGTGGAAATGCGGCAGCAGAAACAAGTAAAAGTGTATGATATAAACCTTATGCGGCAGGGCGTGATCGACGTTTATAGATCGCTGATATGGACGCGGAAATATTACGAAGCTGGAACGGTGGAACTTCACGCAGCCTTAAACAGCAAAAATTTAAAGCTATTGCAGCGGGGACATATCGTGACAATGACAGGAACAGTGGAGAGTGCAGTCATAGAGGGAGC